CGGTTACTTAATTCCTAACTCTGAACAACCACAAGAAGATGGTGGATTCAATAGTGGATATGGAACAATTATGTCTTACTCTGATTTACCAACTGCTACTTTCTCAACTGCTTCAAAGTATTTTGAACTGCCCGATGGTAAGAGCAGAGCAACAGGAACTTCTGGCGGCGCATTCACGGTGGGTCCGATAGAAGAAAAACCAATGCCCACAGAAGCAGTTGATTCATTGAATAGAGTTCGCTATGTTATGAGTCAACTCTCGGAAACTTCTTTAAATAATTTTTTCTTTGAATTACATTTACCAGAAGAACCGAATATCTGTCTATTTTAAAATAGTTAATTTTTATCCTTGACATTTTTCGCATAATCATCTATTATAAATAAATGCGTTGATTCCTTGGGAAAGGGTCAACACTTCTCTACGCTGAATGGTCAGGTAGAGTATAACAACAATCTTGCTTAATTAATAAGGAGATCCGTTATGGTATCTAAAGCATTTTCTTTTCCACGTTCACACTTCATTGGTTTTGATCACGTATGGTCAGAGATTGAGAGACTGTCAGATATGGCAGACAACAAACTCTATCCTCCACACAACGTAGTCAAGCACACTGAAACTCAATTCTCTGTAGAACTGGCGCTTGCAGGTTATTCACAAGATGATCTGACAGTAGAAGTCAAGGATGGCATTCTTGTCGTTCAAGGCAATGGCAGACCTACTCTAGAAGGAGAGGTTGAACGTGAGTATCTCCACCGTGGTATTTCTGCAAAGAAATTTACACGCACCTTTAGACTCTCTGAACACGTTGTTGTAGACGGAGCTGACTTCAAAGATGGGTTACTGGTCATTGACCTGAAAGTAGTTATCCCTGAAGAGAAGCGTCCGAGGATTATCCCAATTGGACAAACGGATAAACAACTATTAACAGAGGACTAAAATGAAAAACATGGCAGTTGCTGCCTTTTGTTTTCTTTCATCCTTCGCTAGTGCAAATGAAATCGAGGAAGTTGTCGTAAAGGTGAGACAAGTCAAACTTGTTATCGAATGGAAACTTGCCGAGAAGCATAAACAGAATCCTATCACAGGAAACTGGTACTATGTCGAAAAAAAGGTGAAAGAAAAAGACGAAGGTGACGCATAAAAACTAGGGGGCAGTGAATGCCCCCAATCTATTGTTTGGTTGTGTATCAACTAAGCATATTGGTAATGAAGAGCAACATTGAGATAGAGGCGAAGAAGGTATGAAGAAAATTGGTTTCTGGGTTTATGATCTGTATAATTTCTTTTTCAGTTTAAAGGTTAATCCACTAAGGCACATTCCTAATGCCTTCACACAATACATACTCATGTTCTACTTGAGCGTGATGTGGAGCGCGGTGTTCACACTCTGGGCAGGACACACCATCTATTATGGAATTTATAGTGTAGGTGGACACCTTCTCGTTATAAGTGCATTTTTTATCACTGCTATGATATTTCAGGATGCAGAAAAGAACGGACACCTTTGGGTGCAACGAAACAGATTACCTGATCTAAAAGATCGCAGGTGTGTTTGGAATTTAGAGAATGAAGGTTAAGATCGAGATCGAGGCAACCCCTGACGAAGTCCAAGACTTATTCATACCAAGCAGCAAACAGAAAGAGTTTGCTCAAGCATTATATTCAGCATACATTGATGCTATGTCTAAGACTGTGTCAGGCGCAGTTGATAAAGTATTTAAGAGACGTTCTCGAGACGAGACATGAGTCGTTCTGCTCTGTTAGTGACTTGCTTGTACCAAAGCGAATCGCGTCCTTCAACAGCAGCAGATGACCACTCCCCGCAAAGTAGGTGAGCATTCATTTTCTTGAATTTAGATAAGCGAGTACGACCCATATTGAACATCATGTTGACAAGTATCTCTTTGACTTCCCCAGGAAATTGTTCCCATTCGCTCATACCATATAGAGCAACACACTCACTTATAGATAGATCGAGATCTCGGTCAAAGCACTCTTTAACGCGCTCAACTGAGACTGGTTCTCCGACGTCATATCCGTGTTCTGGATCTGACTCAAGCACGAGATGTCCCACTCCGAAGGTTTTGTACCCAAGATGGTCCAAATAAATTTCATATACGACTCCTTCGTCGACTTTCAATTGATCATAAACATTTTCTCGATTCATCTTTACTTTCTCGCTGTTCTAAGTTACAATGGAGTAAAAGGTTTGAGGTATACATGAGCGCATTTTATACAAACGTCTTCAACCAAGGAAACCATATTTATGTTCGTGGTTTCGACGATGACGGCGAACGAATACAAAAGAAGTACACGTATGAACCAAGGTTATACGTGCCATCACAAACGCAGACTGGGTTGGTCGATGTTCACAACAACCCAGTCAAACCTGTTGACTTTCATAGTATTTATGAAGCGAAAGATTTCATCAAAAAATATGAAGACGTTGATGGGTTTAATATCTATGGTTACGATCGCTGGGCATATATGTTTATCTATGATCGTTACAAAGATCGCGATCCTGACACCAGCAAGATAAACATCGTCTCTCTTGATATTGAGGTTGCCTCTGACGATGGGTTCCCCGAACCTGATGTTGCCGAGAAAGAAGTCACAGCAATCACAATCAAACGAAGAAACATGACCGTGGTGATTGGTTGTGGTGAGTTCGTATCCAATGACAAGAATGTTTACTATATCAAGTGTACTGACGAGTCACATCTGCTCGGCAAGTTTCTGCAAGCATGGGAAGGCATGGACGTTGATGTGTTGACTGGTTGGAACACTGAGTTCTTTGATGTTCCGTATCTGGTCAATCGTATCCGCAAACTGCTTGGTGAAGACCACGTAAAACGACTCTCACCATGGGGTAAACTCCGCGAGTACACCGTCACGATGGGTACAAAAAAGAATCAAGGTTACGATCTATATGGTATCGCGCATCTTGATTATCTTGCAGTGTATAAGAAGTTTCGCCTTCAACCCAGAGAGTCATATCGTCTAGATTATATTTGCGAACTTGAACTCGGCGAGAAAAAGATAGACTACTCTGAACACGGCAATCTGTATACGCTATACAAAGAGGACTATCAAAAATTTATTGAGTATAATATTCGCGACGTTGATTTGATCTTCATGCTTGAGGATAAACTCGGATACCTTGATGTGGTTTTCGCGTTGACCTATGACTCCGGATGTAACTTCGAGGATGGTCTGTCTACTCTGACGATCTGGGATACAATTATACATAACTATCTCATGGATCAAAACGTAGTCATTCCAACGAAGAAACCAACGCCAGGAAACGCAGGGCAGATCGTTGGTGGTTTCGTAAAAGAACCAAGGGTTGGTATGTCAGAGTGGGTGATGTCGTTTGACTTAAACTCTCTGTATCCTCACTTGATTATGCAGTATAACATCTCGCCTGATACACGTGCGCGTGGGCGCGAGGTGATGGATCTAGGAAACATTGCGGGAAAGGCGAGCGTTGATGCATTCTTAAATCAAACGATTGATACATCGCCTTTGATCGAGCGAGATCTTACAGTGACTGCCAATGGTAAGTTCTATCGCAAAGACAAGCAAGGTTTCTTATCTACGTTGATGTCAAACATGTACAATGATCGCACCAAGTACAAAAAGAAAATGTTATCAGCGCAACAAGAATATCAAAAGAACCCAACGCCAGAATTAGAGCGAGAGATATCTCGTAGTCATAATATGCAGTATGCGTTGAAGATTCTACTGAACTCTGCTTATGGCGCGATCGCTAACAAATACTTCCGTTGGTTCGAGCAGGAAAATGCTGAAGCGATCACAATGTCTGGTCAGTTGTCGATTCGCTGGATTGAAAAGCGAATCAATGAATATCTTAACAAGGTTCTCGGTACGAAGAAAGATTATGTGGTGGCAGTAGATACTGACTCAGTGTACGTTCGTTTCGATGAAATGGTTAAACGTGTTCTACCTGATAATCCTGTCGACTTTCTTGATAAGGTTGCCAGTGAAAAGATTGAACCGTTTATGGATCAATGCTATCTTGATCTAAAAGAATACATGAATGCATATGATCAGAAGATGATTATGAAGCGCGAGAACATTGGCGACAAGGCGATCTGGACTGCCAAGAAACGATACATCATGAATGTCTGGGACAGCGAGGGTGTTCGATATAATGAACCCAAACTCAAGATGATGGGCATTGAGGCAATTCGTTCGTCAACTCCTTCAGTGATCCGCGACTATATTAAAGAAACGCTGAAGTTGATTATGAACACCGACGAGCAAACAACGCAGAATTTTATTGCTCAAATCCGCGAAGAGTTTTACACTCTGCCTTTCGAGTCGGTTGCGTTTCCTCGCGGTGTTAGTTTGACGACATGGAAAACAACCAGCGATGGTCGCCGATATCCTGAATCCTATGCTGATCCGAAGACTATCTATAAGAAGTCAACTCCGATACAAGTCAAGGGTGTTCTTCTCTACAACCATCTACTAAATAAACATGGTCTTACTAAAAAATATGAAGAAATAAAAGACGGCGAGAAGATAAAGTTCTGTTATTTAAAAGTTCCTAATCCACTCCGCGACAAAGTAATTGCTTCAACTGGCGCATTGCCGCCTGAGTTCGGTCTAGAAAAATATATTGATTATGATACGCAGTTTGAAAAAGGTTATCTTGATCCTATGAGTATCATACTGTCAGTGATTGGTTGGTCAGCAGAAAAACAGAGTACACTTGAGGACTTTTTTGGATGAATTGGTTTAATAACATACTAAAGGAACTGGAAAAACCTGTTGAGAAAAATCCAATTGACGTTGCGATTGTAGAGAAACTTCCAGGTGCAGATAACGAGCATGTACAAGAAGTTTACAAAGCAAGATGGGTTTGGTATCATACAATTCTTGCCGTGGAAATTGCTTTTACAAATATTTTATTGATAGCAATATTATTAGCAGTGGTTTTAAAATGATGAAAAACAGATACGGCGACAAATATTATTGGGAACAGATTTGTGACAAAGAATACAAGTTTGTGATGGAGGGCGACTCAATGACGTATTGTCGCTTTGGTGGTAAAGAAGGTCAAGAAGGCATTGATCACGATAATCTCGGTATGTTTGATCCCAGCGGTGGCCCTTATGTTGCAGTCGGTATAGGTATCTACTGGGATGAAATCAAAGGTGCTGAGAAACAAGAACCTTTGACTGTATCGCATATTCGTCATGACGGTGAGAATATTATTGTGAAGGTTGAGTGATGGAAAAAAGTTATATAGAAATTGATGCAGGTCCATGGTTGACTTGTGATGGTGACATTGAAGTTAGTGTATATTTTGGAGAAGCATGTGATCCAAACTATATTTCGAAGGTAAGTCTTAAAGAATTAGTAGACCGCGAACTAGAAGGTATGATTCCTGGTGTTATTCCTGGGTCCGATGATATCAAATCTGGTTCTATTGCAGAATATCATAAAGAAGATGTCAAACGGTTGCTAGAAAGTTTGAGAGAGTTATATTATTATGCAGGTGGTCGAGCAGAGGAGTTAGGTTGTGAGTAATGCAATTTTTGATCTAGAGCAACAAATTCAGAACTGCTGGAGAGTTACAGATGATATTGACATGGTGACTAAACACTTTGTTGATTCACCTGACTGGGCAGGTATGGATCCTAAACTTTGTGATGCGATGCTGAACAAGTATTTCGCAATTAAAGAACTATACGAATTGAAGTTTGAATCGATGTGGTCTAATTTCCAAACAGTATGCAAAGAGTACCATCAAAGAGGAAAAGTAAATGACGGACAAACCAGCGATTGATCTCGGCGATTTTGACTTTGGTTTTTCACTTGTTGATGCTGATGAAC